AATTTAACCAAAGAATATTATCCAGATATTATACAGAATACAAATGACGCGTCAATTTACTCTGTATTATTGGATTTAAATGCAGCGGTTTCTGACAACCTTCATTTTCATATTGATAGGGTTTGGCAAGAAACCATGTTAGATTTTGCTCAAAAAAGACAATCATTATTTCATATTGCAAAAACATATGGTATAAGAATCCCTGGTCAAAGACCTTCAGTTGCTTTATGTGATTTTAGTATTAACGTTCCTGTTAAAGGAGATAAAGATGATGATAGATATGAAGGTATCTTAAGAGCCGGAGCTCAAATTTCTGGGGGTGGACAAATTTTTGAAACAATTGAAGATATTGATTTTTCAAATCCATTCAATAGCAAAGGTGAACCAAATAGACTTAAATTACCAAACATTGACAACAACAATAACTTAATTTCATATACTATTGTAAAAAGAGAAGCTGTTGTTAATGGGGTAACAAAAATATTCAGAAAGGTCATTACACAACAAGAACAAAGACCATTCTTAAAAATATTCCTACCAGAAAGAAACGTTTTAGGTGTTTCGGCGGTAATTCATAAAGAAGGTACATCATTTGTTGGTAATCCAGCATATAGTGAATTTATTGGTGATCCAAATAAATGGTATGAGGTACAATCTTTAGTTCAGGATAAAGTTTTCGTAGCAAGTACAACTTCAGTTTCTGATAGAGCTAATTTTAAAGCTGGTGAATATGTGCCAGTACAAAATAAGTTTATTAGTGAATATACACCAGAAGGTTATTTCTTTTTAACTTTTGGTTCTGGTAATGTAGATCCATTAGATAATTTAGACAATTATATTACAGATAAATTAAAAGTAAATTTATCATCATATTTAAACAATTTATCACTAGGTTCTATACCAAAACAAGATACTACATTGTTTATAAAATATAGAATTGGTGGGGGTAAAGAAAGTAATGTTGGGGTTGGTGTCATCAATAACGTAGAAAACTCTGATTTTATTATTACAGGGCCAAATTCAAACACAAATAGCCAAGTTTCACAATCTTTGAGTGTAACAAACATTACACCAGCAGTTGGTGGATCAGATCAACCAACAGTAGAAGAGCTTAGAGCAATGGTATCTTATAATTTTGCTGCTCAAAATAGAGCTGTAACATTAAATGATTATAAATCAATGATTGAAACAATGCCAGCTACTTATGGTGCACCAGCTAAGGTAAATGTGATGGAGGAAGATAATAAAGTAAGAGTAAAATTACTTTCATATGACCAAAGCGGTAATTTAACAAGTGTTGTATCTAACACATTAAAACAAAATATTCTTAATTACCTTTCACAATATAGAATGATTAACGACTATATTGATATTGTTAGTGGTGAGGTTATTGACATGGGATTAGAAATTGACCTACTTTTAGATAAAAATCAAAATCAGGGTGAGGTTATTAGAGATGTGATTAGCGCAACAACAGATTATTTCTCAATTGATAAAAGAAAAATGGGTGATCCATTATTTGTTGGTGAATTAATGAAAGATGTGAATAATGTTCCAGGTGTTGTTAACGTGATAGATGTAAGAGTTTATAACAAGATTGGCGGCGAATATTCATCTTCACAAGTCTCACAATCCTATAAAGATACTGCCACAAAAGAGATCCTACAAAGTGATATGACAGTCTTTATGAAGGCTAACCAAATATTCCAAATCAGGTTTCCTCAGAAAGATATAAAAATAAGGGTAAAAACATTAGGCACGACTACATATTAACGTCTTTTTTACTTATCTTTTTTCTATAGGAAAATTGATGAGTTTCTATTTATAGTTAATATGATACAAAAACATAGAATCAACACCAGTTTAAATGGGGATAAGAAAGTAACTGTAGAGTTAAAACAAGATTATGATCTTTTAGAGATCTTGTCTTTAAAATTTACTCAACAGGATGTATATACCTCTTTATGTGCTGATTATGGTGTTGTTTGTGGTAGAATAAGCGTTAATAATGGATTAGGGGTTCCGAATGCGAGAGTTTCTATATTCATCCCGTTACTAGAAAGTGATGAAAACGATCCCGTTATATCATCATTATACCCATATAAATTAGCTCAGGACAAAAATGAAGATGGTTATAGATATAATCTTTTACCATCTAGAAAACAACACGGAGGCCACGAGCCAACCGGGACATTCCCCGATCAAGGTGACATTCTTTCAAGAGAAGAATACCTTGAAGTTTTTGAAAAATATTACAAATACACTGTAAAAACTAACAGTTCTGGTGATTTCATGATTTGGGGGGTTCCTCTAGGGGAACAAACAATCCACGTTGACGTTGATTTATCAGATATTGGTTGTTTTTCATTAAGACCTTACGATTTTATTAGACAAGGAATGGGTGTTGATTCATTTAAAAACACTTATTCGTATAAAGCATCAAAAGATTTAGATTCTTTACCACAAATTGTTTCATTTGATAGAACAATCGATGTTTATCCTTTTTGGGGTAATTTAGATTTATGCCAAATTGGTATAACTAGAACTGATTTTGATTTATCTGATCAGGGGGTTAACATAGAACCTAAAGCATTTTTAATTGGAGGCACATATACCGATAAAGGTACTAACTCTCTAAATAAAAATTGTCAGCCTAGACGAAAAATGGGTAGAAAATGTGATCTAACAACCAAAAGCGGTAAAATTGAAGCTATTAGATTTACCGCTGAAAAGGATTCACAAAATAGACCCATATTAGAAATATACGAAATTGATGAAGATATTCCAGAGGATGGTGGGTTTGTTTTACCGGTACCAATGAACTCTGAATTTATATACACAAATGAGTTTGGTGAAAATGAAATAACCAATGACCCAAATAAAGGTGTGGCAACGGCAGCGTGTTATAGATTTCGTTTTAGTTTAGATGATAGCGGAAATGAAAGAGTAAGAAAAACAGCTAGCTTCTTGGTTCCTAATATAAGAGAATATTCTGGAGAAAAAGATAAATCATATGCCTTTTCAACTACCTGGAGTGATTATCCTACAAGCGCAGTATCAACAGATCCGGATAAAGGTATTTTATATAATGACTTTGGGCAATTTTATCCTAGAGATTATTTTTATAGGATGACATATAATAAAGTTTATACTGTATCATCTTTTCAAAATATTCATTATAATAGTACGTTTTTTACAAATGACAGATATGTTGGTATTAAAGAGATTGTACCACCAGAAGAAGAGGATTGTTCTAGCGAAATAGTTACACCACCTGTAAATTTTGGAAAACGAAATAGAACTTTTTCATTATTAATTTCTTCTGTTTTATTATTTATTGAACATTTAATAAATCTATTAACATTAACGTTTACAAATTCTTTAGTTCGTTTATTGTTTACAATTGGTGATGCTGCCGATTTTAGACCTATTAGAACATTGGCAAGAAGTGTAAAAAGAGCGGCATTTAGAGCACAAGAAAATGGTCAAAGAAGATTATATTTAATAAATTATCCAGAATGTGAAGAATGTAACGGTGGTAACACTTTAGGTTCAGAACTTCAAGATGATGGTTCTTCTAGTTCTTTTTGTTCTGTTGGTACTGTAACTATTACTGGTGATTACTTAGAAAATAGTAGAACATTATCAGTAACATCATTAACATTTGCTCCAGACACAACCGGTGATTGTCCAGGAGAAGATTTAGAAGCGTTAGGCGCTGCTTTAATAACAGGTGGTGACGGTATATTGTATTTTATTAACAATCAATCAGATTATCAATTAAGTAGTGAAACATTTGGTAACACATCTTTAAGTACTCAATTTTCTGGAACCCCCGTAACAGATGTTAGTGGAAATACCATAAGCTATACATCTATAACATTTCAAGATGATGGTGTTCTTTTTGGTGAGCCTGGTTCATATACATTAACAATAAGAAGTACAACTGATAAAGAAGCTATCGACTTACCAATAACAGATGCAGTTGAAGAAGGTTGTGATATATATGATACACCATATGACGAAGCTTTGGTTAGCTGGTATTATCCTAATACTGGTTATACTAGCTATGGTTGGACAGGTACGATTTCACCAGCTAGTTATGTTGTAGGAACAACAAGTGTTGTTGCAACAAATATTACCGGAACATTATATGGTGAAGGTCTTAAGACATACGGTTCAACATTATCTGCCGATATTAAATATTACAATAGTAGTGGGGTACCATTAATACCTTCTTTTGAAGGTGAACAATATGATAGATTTACTAGAAGTGGTATGTCCGAGTTTGAAAACGGCGTATTCACAATAGTTCCAGGTACACAAAGAACAACAAGAGTTTGGGAAATATTGAGAGAATATTATAGAAGAAAAAGAGTTGGTAAATTATTTTGTGGTGGTATTGTAAATTATTCTTTTGTTGATAACTGGTTATCTGGATCTTTATATTTCTTTTTATTTAAAGGTAAAAAAGGAAAATATTGTGGAGATGTTATTAGATATGTTGGTCCACAAGATAAATTCTATTATAGATCATCACCCTATGTTTCTGAAAGTAGTTGGGGTGAAACTAAAGGTTCTTTTAAAAGACTTGGTAGGCCAACAACCATAGTTGATTTAGGCCCTAGAGATGAATTTATAAAAGAAATATGTACAGACCCATCTTTAGATCCAAACTGTTCAGTTAGTAGATCAATAGGGTCGTCATCTTTTCAAAGCTTTGGTGAACTTTTAGGTTTAGCTATTAACTACAGAATGGATGTTAGTAATAACGACTTCCAATTAGAACAATTTTTTGACAATACTGGGTTTACATATACAAATGAAATTTTGGATGGGGATATATTACAACTTATATCTATCAATAACGAAGCTGGTATAGAAGAGTTTGATTTACAAAATCCTAGGTATCTTGGTTATTCATATCAAGTATTAGATCCAGATGTCTATCCAAGTGTTTTCAAAAATGGAAATGCAAATTATGGGCCACTACCTGTTACATTATATCTTGACGAAGATGGTGAAAGAATTAGAGCATGTTTAAATGAACCAGGTAGATTAACAGAATCATCACAAAAAGTTCCATTTTACTTATGGAATAAAAAGGGTACTGGATTTGGTTCTTATGCAACCAACCAAATGGATAAACAATGTTGGGATTATAGTGATGTTCAAGTTCAACCATTACAAGGTATGACTTATGCTTATAATTTAACTGGATCAACAAGTGATCCATCAGACAAGTATTTGTTATTACCTATGACGTATACATTTAGTGGTTTAACAGTTAGTACAGGAAATGCAACTAACGATATTGAATTTGATCAAATCTCTACCGTAGACTCACATACTAACTTTGATTCTGAGTATCCAGGATTTACTTATTTATATGTAACCAGTGGAACTATAGCTGAACCTTTAACCGGTACATTATATACTAGATATGGTAATGGTGGAACATGGCATTCGCAGAGCTGGGATTTTACTGATGATTTTATAATCAGAAAAACACAAGACTACTATACTGGAAATAAACAAATTTTATCAACACCGTTTATGTTTTATTTTGGATTGAGAGTTGGAAAAACTGGTGTAGATAAATTTATAGAATATTTTGGCGATAAGGGCGCCTTTACAAGTGCTGAATAATGGAAAAGAAAACAATCATATTACCAGAACTAAGGTACCACAAATCGCCAGCTGTTGATTTATCAACAAGAATTGGTCTAGAAAGTAGTGAGGAATTATTAAGAGAAGGTGACCGCTCTATTGTATTAGATTTAGAGGAACATTTTAGTTACGAAAGAGCTCAAAGTAAGAAGTATAAGATATATGGTAAACTAAAAATGATTTTTAGAAACATGTATAGTGGTACAACACCATATGGTAATCTAGCTGAATATCTTTATTTATTTGGTGATGGCGCTAGCGGTGACAATACAGGTTATTTACCATATGACGAATTTGCATTTATAAGACGCGACACATATAGAGAAGATGTAAACATTCCAGCAATTAGTGGAAGTACATATGGCACATACACACCAACATTTTCACAACCAACAAAACCAAGAAACAAGCATCAGGTTATCACTAACATGAATGCACCATATCATAATTGGAATTTTCATTTAAGTTATGTTAGTGGTCACGATACTGGTTTCACAATGTCATATACTCTTAGTGGGTCTACAGCATTTAACAATGATAAAATAACACATATACAATTTAATGCCGGTAGTGGAATACCATGTAGGGTTGAAGAAAAACCAACATATTATAAATTAACAACACCGGTACCTCATGGCATCAGTGAAGAAGAATTTGTTATAATATCATCGATCTCAAGTATTAGCGGTGTTACATACTCTGTATCAAGTTTGGGGGATGATAAGTATGATTCTGAGAAGTATGTTATAAACTTAAATAAGCAACAGTTTAGTGGTACAACAATTCCTAAATTAATAACAATCAAAAGATGTATTAATGATAGGAATATTAGTGGTACGACTTCAACATATTATGTACATAAACATAAAATATTAACTTCATCAACCGATTTAATTTTAGATAAAGCTGGTTTTGAATCACCTATTTTTGAAGATGAAAAGAAATTATTATTTGAAGATAGCGCGGGTAACAACGATGTACTTGTTGAAAGAAACAGACCAGAATCATTAATATATGATTTTAAAAATAGTTTTATTTTAACTGGTTTAACAAACAATCTTGGTTATACCCCATCAGAAATTTATGTTACGGTTTTATTTAAAAACGGATCTGGTTATTTTGAATACCCACCTAAAGTTGGGTATAAATTTCATTTACATGACGGTTGGATTGATAACCATTTTAGTGGAACAACAGCATTAGAAACTAGTTTAAGTGGGTCAACATTTACTAAAGATACTATTACGTTTACCTCTGGTGTTACAACCCCGGTTGACACCATTTTAACTGGTGCATTTGTTGAATATAGCTCATCTGAATTAAAAGAAAGAATAATATCAGAATCTTTACATAAAATTGTACAACCGTTGACGATTTTTGATCATGATCAAAACTTACCTACTAGTACTTTTGGCGGAACAATTTCGGCGAATAATAAAATGGGATTATTATATCAACCACATTATAGAGTTAAGTTAAGACAGATGTCTCAATATGTTGAAACATTTAACACTAATAACATCTTAGACTTACCAGATAATGCTAGATATTTTCCAGATGAAAAATTATGGAAATGGAGGGATTTATATGATCATGGATTTATTGATGATGAGGGTAATGGAACAGATTATCCATTCATAAATGGTCAACATTATGTTAAAACTGATTTTAATTTTTATTTCATAAATGAAAAGGAATACAATAATAAAAATAATGGATTCAAAGGATTCAGAGATATAAACTGTTAAAATGAATATATTATTTAATAATACTGATAAATCATTAATTTTTAATCCAGAAACGGATTTCAGAACTAATGCCGGTTGGGAAGAAAATTTTTTAGAATATCAAGAGGATGTTTTAAGATCTATTATCAACCCAGTTGAAAACTATGAAACGGTAAGGTATATTCATGAACCATATAGCGGGTTAACCGCCAGTGCTTTAGATACTCAATGTGATATTTGGTATTATTTTTATTTTTTAAATAACCAATCCCCAAGAGATTATGACAATGGTTTAGATTATGATTTAATAGGAATAAGCCCAAGAGAGAATGCTAAATTATTAAAACAAACTATTAATAGTTTTTTTAGATTGGAATTTTATACAACTAGAGAAAGAGAAACACAAAAATTGGTATTTGCTAAGAATTTATCGATTCCGTTAGGTCAAACTGTTTTTGATATTAACTTAAAAGATAGAATTAAAATACCTGTTTTTAATGGTAACAATTACAAAAATAGCGAAAACATGTATTTGTTTTGGTTTGGTGATGACACAGTTTTTAGTGGTTTGACATTTTTTATGACTGCTAGATTTTTCAATGCTGAAGATGGAACCACAACAAGATTTTTAAATAAAGATCTAACAATTGATAATTCTGGTTTGGTTAACGGGGAAAGAGTGGGTACGAAAGCTAATCCAATTAAGTTTTATGAAATGAATTTTAGTGACACAGTTGATGATGTTAATGATTTTTATTTTCAGGTTACATTCAGAAGAACTGATCATAGTTATAAAATAAACAGAGGAATTAACACAGATTGTGAT